GAGCGAGCTGGCAAACCCGGAGATGGCCTGCATCGGGTTGTCTAGGATTTTCCCAAGCCCCTCAGCCGAGCTGGCGAGGCTTGAGATCTTTGCGGCAACGCCTCCTATCGGGCCAGGCAATAGCCCCAAGAACCCAGACACTTCGTTCAGCTGCAGGCCGGCTTCGCCAGACTTGTCAGCAAGATCACCGGTGGCACCGGCAGCCTTGGCGGCGGCCTCGGTTGCTTTGTCGAGGATTGCAGCTTGGCGCTCTCGCTCGGTGTTTAGCTGCTCGGTGGTCAGCAGGCCTCTTGCCTCAAGCTCTTCGGCACGCGCGACGGCGGTCTCGTACGAGGCGAGGGCGCGCTCCTCTGCAGACAGGCTGGCCTCGACGATTTTGGCTGCTTCGTCTTTGGCTCTTGCCAGCTCGCGCTCTGCTTCTGCAGCGGAAGCAGATGCGCCAGATGCATCGGCGCGCGCTCTTGCCGCAACATCCTCAGATATGGCTCCGCTCTCAAGCAGGTCTTGGATTTTTTGCAGCTCGATCGCACGCTTCTCGTCTTCTGTGCGATACCTTTCTGCAACACGCGCGCCCTCCTCGAATGCCTTTGATGCGCTGTCGACCTCGGCGGCCAGCTGCTCAAATGCAGCGGCATACTCCTGCGGGGTAATCACCCGGGAGTCCAGCTGATCGGCAAGCGCAGAGAACTTGTCTGCGAACTGCTCCTGAGCTAGAGCGGCCGCAGCGCTCTTTTCAGCGAGCGGACCAAATGCATTCGTGACCTTCTCCGCCTGCTTGCCGAGATTGTCAAGAGCGCGCTCAGCTTGCGTCAGGCTCTTGGAAACGCCGCTCGCGTCGCCTGTGATCTTTAGCGCTAGGCCAAGTACGTTTGCCATTAGCCACCTAGCGCCGACTGTAGCATCTTGATCTGTGCGAGCATCTGATCCTCATGCTGCGGCGGATGCTCAATCGGGTTGAAGTCCTCGGCACTCGGCGCCTTGCCTTTTGCGGAGTACGGTGCCAGCATCGCACTTACCTCGAGTCCTGTCTGTCTCCACGGATCTGGCAGCGCCTGGAAGTACCTCGTGTAGGCCATCCACTCCGACAGCTCGCGAGAGTCCATCCGCTCGCACAGTTCACCGACCGTCATTTTCAAGTGCCCCGCCAAAGCGAAGATGAACCTCCGCGTCGGCGAGACACTCAGGTTTTCCCCAGCTGCTCGACATCCGCCTCCGTCATGTTGTTGTGCTGCAGCGCCTCATCGAAAAGCCTGCCCATGACGGCCCCGCTCTTGTTCGCGAGCGCGGCGACCTGCTCGCGGGTAAAGAGCAGCTCGCCCTTCTCGTTGCAAAGCACCCTGCACAGGTACTCGGTGCGGAAGTTCTCCACGCCGGTCTCGCGCTTGCCCATCCAGAGCCGCTCGTAGGAGTCACGCTCGCCGACGCTCATCACGCGGATGTAGACGTCGTCGCCCCACTCCCTGACGTGAATCTTCTTCAGCCCGAGGTCGTCGCTTGCCAGAATCTGCTCAGCAGTCAGTGCCATGCTCTTCTCCTAGATGGGTGCTAATCGCAGCGTTACCGTGTGTCGTTGCACATCATTGAGCTTCTTCTCGACGGCCAGTCGCTCGAAGATAGCCTTGTGAGTGAACACGACGCCCGGCCCCGAGACTTGAAACGTGGCACGCTTGCCGTAATTGGCAACGCTACAGTTCGCGGTCCCGAGGCACGCTATCTCTATAGTGCCAAGGTCAAGCGAGAACGCGCTGCCAGCTGGCGCTGCACGCGAGATCGGCAGATTGCCGCCGAGCGTCACTTTGAAATCGGTGACCTCGGTGAACGCCACGCTGTTCCACGTGACGGTAACGCCGGCAGCATAGACAGCCATGACGGGATGCCTCCGTCACGGCAACTAGCGAGCGACCTTGAAGACCGCCTGGCCCTTGATGACGTCGTTCGTGGCAAGCGTCACGGATGAGCTCACAACCGTGGCGTTCTTTGAGAGGAACGATGCACCGGCGTGCGTAATCACAAGGGCCGCGCTGGAGGCATCGGCCACGACAGCCTTGCCGAGATAGTCAATCGTGACCTGCCGCCCCGTGTCGGTGGCGTTGCCGGTCAGCGGGCGGTCCATCGTCTCGACGGAGTTGCCAGCGGTGAGCCCGAGGTGCGACACGTCGATCGTGTTGTCGGTCGCCGGATCGGCCAGGTTGTACACGATGTTCGTCACGGTAAAAGCCGTGCCGCCAAACGTGAACACTGTTCCCGCGCCGTCATGGGGCGTGATCGCCATAGCTCAAATCTCCTGCCAGAGGATTCCGTACGTTTGCTGAACGGTGTAGACCGGGGGGAGGTCGCCGCCTACGAGTTGCGCAAAGCCATCGCTTTCGTTTTCAAGCGACACGTTTGCCACAACCGTATTTTCAAAAGTCCCTCCCCACCCGTCCAGTGCGCGGCGGCACCTGTCCGCTATTTCCCTGGCCGTTTCGTACGTATCGGCAAAGATGTCGAGCGACAGGCTTACAGTTGGGGTTCCGATCGGGCCGGACAACGCCTGCCCCCTCGTGACAGCCGCCCGCCGCCACGTGACGAACGGAAGCGGCGCAGTGGCGGGGGCAAGTACGGGGTAGATGCGTGACCCAACCAGCGCGGTTACGTCGCCTGTCGTGACAAGGCAGTTCCTGATGGCTGCTTCCGGGCTTTTTAGCGGCATGGCTTGGCCTCAGAGTGTCCCGGTATCGTTGAACGCGATGGCGTTCACCGCTTCCTCTAGAGAAATCCGCAGCTTCTGCTCCAGAATGAACGCCACCTGCGACTGCGACTGCGCAAAAGCCGTCTGCAGCGGCGGCCTGCCGGTCCTGCCGCCAACGGGCATTGGCGGCAGCATGAGCGAGCCCTTGGACTTTCTGAAGAACGCATTCGGGTATGCCGGATCTGTCTGCATGCGACCTGCGGTGCCAGCCACGAACTTGAACGGCCCAAGCCTGTTGAAGCTCGAAGCGATGTAGTACGTTCCCTGCGGCGGGTTCACGGAATGCATAATGCCACGGCCACGGACGGTCTCGACAACGCCGTTTCGCACACGAACGTAGTCCTGCACGGGGCTACGTCGGTCAAAACGCTTCAGGGTGATAGGCCTTTTGATCGCCCTCCCGGCGGTCCCAAACTCGACGATCCACTGGTGGTACGCGCGGTCTCCGGGGCTTCCAGTGGTTCGCCGTACGGAGCCTCCCTGCGAGCTCTCGGAATTTGCTGTACCGGAGCGCCTGTACCCAACGAGGCCGACGGCGCCTCCGTTTTTTGGGTATGCCTTAACGATGTACCCAGCGGCGGCCTTCAGATTCCCGGTTGGGCCGACGGGCGTCACTTCCCTGAGTCGCAGATACGCAGGGTACACGGCGGCCTCAAGCGCTTCCTTGAGCGTTTCGGCCGTGTACTTCGGGTCTCCGAGGCCCTTGATTCCCTTGATCAACGACTTCAGGCCGGGGTAGTCGGCCTTCATGACTATGCCGAACGTGGCCATTGCTCAGACGTTCTCCTGGCACAGGGCTTCGTGCTCGCTTCTGTTTGCGTGTTCTAGAAGGCTCATAATTTCAAGCGTTCGCCCGCGCCACGAAAACCGCATTGACTGAGTCAGGCCTGGCAGGTACCGCAGTTGAATCCTGTGACTGATGGCAATTTGATTTTGCCCAGAGAGAAGCTGCTCGCGCGACGAAACGCCGCTCACGCTTGCCCACACAGTGGTCGAGTCGGACCAAGCCATCACGGTCTCGCCAAGCGCGTTCGTCGAGCCAGTCGCAATCTGCACAGTTACTCGCTCGCGCAGTGCTCCCGGGTTGATCATCGGTACGACCCCCACTTGCGGCTATCAAGCAACGCCTTGACGCCGAACGGGATTTCGTTCATTGAGCCTGCATCGACAGCCAGCCGGTGCTCGTACCAATGGCCGACGAGCATGAGTATTGCGTTCCGCACGCCGAGCGGCGTGCTTACGCCAGACGGTCCTCGGCCAGCCCACCACGTCACGGACACAGAGTTCTGGTCGCTGAGGTGCGACGGCCATGAGCCTCCGTACACGTTGCGGATCACGCCTGGGCGTGCTTCGCGATCAACTCTGTAGCTTGACTGCGAAAGGGCGGCAGTCTGCATGCTATCGTCAATCGTGTACGTGATCGTTACTGCAGTGGCTGTGCCTGCGGTCGCCATTGGCGGGCGGGGGAGCTCAATCTCGACAGGGAAGAAATCAAGTCGCATGGTGAGCTGCTGATGGATGAGTGACTCATCCATGTACACCTCAACCCACTCGCGTGCAGCAGTAATCAGCGCAACGATGTACGCGTCGTCTGCTGTCGTATCAACGCGGCAATGCGCCTTCGCTTCTGCAAGCGACACTGGCTCGACGATCGGCGGAGTGACGGTGGTGAGGCTTCTGTAGCGCTTGTTGCCGTTGCCGTACTGCATCACTTGCCCTTTAGCGGTCTAATCGTTCTATGGGGCGTTACGTCAGCAGACTCGCACTCTTGGGCAATGGCAGCCGTCTCGACAACTTGATCAACAGCTTCGGCCTCGGCAGTGCCATCCATCACAAGTCGCATGGCAACCTCGTCGTCGCAGTCGACGATGTCGCCTGGTCTGTATGTGCTGTATGTCTTCAGTAGAGTTATTTTCATGACTGCGGCACGCTCCATGCAGTGTCGGGCGCCTTGAGCTTGCTCGTGAACTCCGTCGACCACTGGAAAACAGGCGAGCTGAGATCCTTGCCGGGCCACGTCACGACGTACTCTCCGTGGCCGAGAATCACTCGCGGTGTCACGAACACGCGGTTCCCGCTGTCTCGCCAATTTCTCCAGAAGTAGATGTCGTCATCGAGGCGACCGTCGTTCCAGGTGCCGTCCTCGGCGGGACGCGACCAGAACCACGGCTTCTTGCACCGCTTCAGCGCCGCCGTCGACAGCACCGTCAGGCCGAAATGCGCGGAGTCCACCTCCTGCACGGGCTCACCGAACCAACTGGCGGGCACCGTCGTGCTGCCGGTCGCGGGGGGATTGTCGAGCGTGCCCTTGAGCGTGAGCATTGGCCGCCCGTCTTCGCGCTTGGTCTGTAGCCCGGTCAGTGCGTCGCACTGGAACGTGAGCGCCATCGTAAAGAGATGCTCGACATCGGCCCTCGTGAAGAACGTGTCGTAGTCGATGGTGAGGATGTACTCGCATTTATCAATGAACTGCTCGAAGATCCTGCTATTCACCTGCGACCAGAACGCACCAGTGCCCATCGTGGGGCGAATGCCGAGCGGCATGAGTGCCTGAGCCCATGCAAAGTGATTGGCCGTAAAGCTCAACCGCGGCATCGACAGCACCGCCTCGACGCGAATGTCTGCCTCTGTGTTCCCCACCTTGACAATCATTCTTGTACCTCATGAAAAGGAGACGGCTGGCGGGGATTGCTCCCTGCCAGCCGTCCAGAATGACGATAGTGTCAAGCGGATCAGGACTCGACCGCGACCTTCACGCCCTTGCCGGTGGCGTCGACCGGGCCAGCCTCGCCCTTGCCGAGTCGAGCCGAAACCACGACCACCGTGTCGGTGTTCGGGCTCGCCTTCACCTGCAGGTAACGCTTCCTGCCGCGGAGGTCAACGTCCAGCCGTGACACGGTCATCGTGTCCGTCACGGTCTGGCCGGCGTAGGCCGCCGGCTTGAGGTCACCCGAAAAGCCAGTCACGGTGGAGTAGGTGCCGGTGCTGGCGTCCGACTCGGTGAGGGTCAGCGTTTGGAACACGCTCGACGTCGACGCCGCAGGGCCGGCGATCACGTCAATCGAGGCGTACTCGTAGCCGATCGTGTCGAGCGTCAGGGTCGCGGTCTGCGAGGACGTGTAGACAGCGCCCTTGCCGGCCGCAGCGGACTTGGTGGAGGCAACGTGGTTCATGAATCAGATTCTCCTAGCTAGGGGGGTGCTGTCAGGCGAACTTGAGGGCGACCACGGGGCCGGCCTTGGTGGTGGAGCCAAGATCGTGCACGACCATCGCATTGCGCGTCGTCGCGTGGATCAAGGTCTGATCCAGCTCGATGTAGCGCTCGCGGGCGGTCTGGATGCCGATCGCGCGGCGCTCGCCGAACGTGGCAGCCTGAGCCAGGTCGCCGAACAGGCAGGCAACCTTGCCGGTCGTGCTGGTCAAGTTCGACTCAAGGCTGTGCGTGAGCCGCACGGGGAAGCCGAGGAAGTTCAGCGTGTTCCAGCCACCGCCAACGTCGCTGGCGCTGTTGCCACCGCCGCTGACGGTCTGCGTTCCGGCGCCGCTGGTGGCCGCGCCGGGGTTCAGCGCGAGCCGCGTCATGGCCGCGCCGAAGCCGACCGGCGAGATGTACCACGCGGCGCTCCGCTTGGCGTACATCGGGAGCTTCGCGATCACGCTGGTGAAGTCACGCAGCTCGAGCATGTCGAACGTCGTGTTGTTGGTCTTGGCAGTCACAACACCGGCGCTGTGCGTGCCATCAACAATCGCCGTGGCGGCGCCAACGGTTCCATGGTACGACGAGCTGCCGTCGCCGATGAAGCCAGCGTTGTCAAAAGCCTCGGCGTACGCCTGCGCGATTTCGATCGCCATCGTGTCGGCGAGGTCAATCACAGAGTCCTCAAGCAACGAGTTGGGGATCCTGTTGGCCACGCCCCAAATCTTCGCCACAAGCTGCACGTTGTCGAACTCGACATTGCTGTCGGTGATCTCGACGTTCTCGCCAACAGGCCGAGCAGCAAGGCCGCTCTTCCGGCGGGCGATGACGAGCGTGTCGCTGTTCATCGTCACGCGACGAGCGTACTGCGGAAACACGCCGTACTCCTCGACGAGACGGATGATCTCCTTCGACATCTCGTCAGCAACCAGCACGCCGCCAAGGCTGTTGATGCCGCCGGCCTGCGCCCGCGACTCAACGCCATGATCAACGCACCACCGACGCGCTTCGGCATCGCCAAAGATGTAGCCGCGGATGTGCATGCCGGAGCGGTAGGCTCGCTCGGCGGCATTCGCGCCGGAGAAGGCACGGAGGGTCGAGTGGCCCGGGAGGGCGAAAATACGCTTGTCGGCGGGCATGGCGGACTCCTGTGTGACAACGGACGCGGGCGCGGCCCGCTCCAGTACGGAACGAATCTCACGCTCCTTCTCGGCCTTGCGCTCGTAGAAGGCAATCTTGGACTTGATCTTCTCGGCGCGCTTCATGAGGTTGCTAAGCGAGCGAGCCTTGACCATCTCCTCTTCGTCGTCCACTTCCTCGCCATCAGCGGGGGCCATCGGCGGCTCGGCGCCGGCGGCCTTGGCCTCCGGCTTGGCCTCGGGGTCTTCTTCGGCGCTCTCGTCTTCGGGCGACTGCATCGGCATCTGGCCGTCGGCGCTCGCCTCTTCGGCGCTTCCCTCGGCCTCGTCAAGCGCACCCATCTCAGCAAGGACAGACGCGAGTTCGTCAAGCAGCGCTTTGATCTGAGAGGCAGCCACGTTTAAGCTCCTGAGTTTTGCACGGCGAGAACAGGCGCCGATACGCAAAACCTACGCAATGCGGCCGCGACCCATCCAGATACGAGGGGTTCTGATTACCTAATTAGGTAACGCAGATCGGCGCCGGATGTCGGTGGACGGCACAACGCTTTTTGTTGTGCTTCCGCACTGCGGGCAGCGCAAATAGCGAGTCTGATACTCGCCGCGGCTCTGGCTCGAATAGACGCCAAGCCGCGCTGCCCTGCAGCGCTCACATGTATCGCCTGACTTAGCGGCCATGCTTTTTCAAGTACGCCTGTATGTCACGACGGGCTCTTCGCGCGATCCCAGAAACACGAGCTGCCATCCTATTCGGCGTGGCAACCTTGGTTGCCACGCGTGACATGAACTCGTCGTATGACCGCTGCGCAACAGCCGCGTCGGTGTCAGGGTAGGCGGGGTACGTGACCGGCCCGACATCGATCAGCGAGTCGACTCGGGTCACGGTGCGGATCGACCTGCCCTCTTCCATCGTCCACTCCTCGCCGTCTTTCGGAACGGTGAACGAGAACGAGCTGCCAGTCACGATGCCGCTGCGGATGTTTCTT